ACTCATGATTTTATCCTGATCAAAGCCCGATCCACCTGCGAAGGCCGAAAGGGCACCCACCCCGCACTACGTCCGAATGGTAGCGGACTGATGGCTATCACCATCCTCGCAAGCGACGGCGGTTCGAATCCGACATGCGGGACACGACGATTTATGAACCTACAAAAACTGTATGAAGATGAAAAAAGAAAATCTTTCACTGGACACCCGGGTGGCCAACGCGCTGGTGGCCCGAATCACCGAAGAGCGATGGCCGGTGCACGCACAACTGGGCATCCCCTTCCGCACGGAGAACGGCAACCACATGGCGGACGTCACCGTGGAGTACGAAGACGACTTCCCATTTGGCGGGAAACTGGACGAGACCATCAACCGAGTATTCAACTTAACCACTGAAGAACCATGACCGTACAAGAACTGATTGAACGCCTCGAGGAATGTGATCCCGAAGCAGAAGTAGTAATGGATATTGGGCTACTGAACCTTGTATTTGTAAACAAGGTGGAAGAGAATTACGAATATAATACCGTTGTTATAAGTTGAATGATTAGCAAATTTTAAAACAATAACATTATGGCAGCATATTTTATAGATTATATCAAAACCTACTCAAACACCAACAACAAGGGACGTGAGTTACAGCAATTTATTGGCAAGTACGTCCAAAGACTTGTCAAAGATGACCTTTCCATGGACGCACTGAAGGCAGAAATCGAACAAGAGATAGAACAGCTGAACAAAGCCTATCCACGAACTCAGCCATTTTCTTTAACTAATTATCGAAATATGGGACAAGGCCAGTGGACCGTACGGGTGAAGGGGAATTGTGATAAGATGGTATTCGTACTGCACTGGCTGGAAGTACTGGGTACTTATCAATTCTGTGAAAAGAATGAAGGAAAGGAGATAGAACAATGAAATGGACACACGAACCCGGAGAAGCCTTCCCCGTCTTGGCACTAAATCAAAATGAAGCGAAAATGTTAACTGAGATTCTCGCCCAGCACGCACGCAGGAATGTACGAAAGAAGTATGAAAAATACAAAGACATTCATGACAGTGGAGAAGCGACAGACAGGCAGAATGATCTGATGTTTAAGTATGAGAATCAATTGAATTTAATCGATAACATTATATTATACACACAACAATGAAAAAAGGAACCCGCGTCCGTATTCTACGGACAAATGAACTTGGCACCATCGCAGACAAACAGCTGATCCGAAAGAACGGACAGACAAAAGTATATTGCAATGTGCGACTAGACAAGAGTCCCGACCACGATACCTGGTACTTCGCCAATCAGCTCGGAGACACAAAGGAACGTGCTACCGTGACAATGGCCGACGAAAGAGGCCGGAATCTCATCCTGAAAGTGACGCAATATTACGACAGGGCACCCGATAAAAATAACATGCACGTGGAATTAGAAGCTGAAGACGGCGGCAATCTACAGGATCACGAAGGAAGTCTCCACTTCGCTCTGACCGCCTTGTTATTCAAGGCCCTGGTCGGAGAGTCTGGCGAATAACGACGTCCTTGACTATACAGAAACAATGAACCAATTTTGCAGGGCGGCTTCTGGCCGCCCCTAAAACTCACATGCTATGTCATATACTCAAGACGATATCAGGCGCATAAAAGATGCCAGCGAGGGCAGGCTCGTCGATGTAATCAGCGACTTCCACGAGCTACGCCGGAAAGGGAAAGACTACGTTTGTGACTGCCCTGTCTGTAAAGGCAAGGACAAGATGAGCGTATCGCCCGCCAAGGGACTATTTAAGTGCTGGAACTGCCCGGATGTATCAGGAAACAATGCCATCAGCTACCTGATGAAAGCAGAGCGCATGACTTATCCGGATGCACTCGACCACCTGGCACGACGTTTTAGTGTTATTCTCGACCCACCCCCTGCCCCCACCCGTGCGGAACGACCACGTATGAAGAAAAAAAGCAAGGATGCCAAAGGCGAAGACACCGACAGCTACTGTGCCCGGATGCTTGCGGCAAGCGGACTGACCTTCGCAGACGTAACGGCCAAGATCTACAAGACAGGCGACGCACAGAGCATCTTCGAGGCTCGTACATTCCGACCAGGAACGATTGATGAATACGGTAATATCACAGAAGGTGATGACGTCATTATCGAATACTACGACCTCGAAGGAATGCCGGTCACCTACCTGCGCAAAATGCCAGGGCGCAGGAAAAGCAATACAGAACCGAAGGAATACTATCGGGTACGATGGCAATACCCAGATGAGCATCTGGATAAAAACGGGCAACCGTATAAATACAAGTCTCCTGCAGGAAGCGGCACTCCCATATACATACCTGAACGGCTCCGCCGGATATACAAGGAGAAGACGCAGTTCACTCGCCTTTACATTCAGGAAGGAGAGAAAAAAGCGGAGAAGGCCTGCAAGCACGGAATCCCCTCCATCGCCGTGAGCGGCATCCAGAATCTTGGCCAGAAAGGCTCTCTTCCCGAAGACCTTGTGAAGATCATCACCACATGTGGAGTACAGGAAGTGGCTTTCATCTTCGACAGCGACTGGAACGACCTAAGCCGGAACATCAAGATAAACACGCCGGTAGACACTCGCCCCAAATGCTTCTTCGCGGCGGCACGCAACTTCAAGGAGTACATGCGTATGTTGAAGAACCGCGGCGTCATGGTGGAGATATTCATCGGCCACATTCTGAAAAACGAAGCCGATGACAAGGGGTTGGACGACCTGCTGGCCAACACCCTGCAAGGCCGCGAAGACGAGTTGGCCAAAGATATGGAATTTGCCTGCAACGAGAAGAGCGGCCACGGCCAGTACGTCAATATGTACAAGGTGACGACGTGGAACGACCAGAAGCTCCGAGAGCTGTGGAACCTGCACAGCCACGAGAAGTTTGCCGAGCAGCACAAGGAAGTACTGAAGGAATTGCCAGAGTTCATCTTCGGCCGATATGCCTGGAAGTTCGATGAAGAGGGTAAACTAGTATCAGCTCTGCCATTCGAAGAAGATGAGAAATTTTGGATTGAAGAACCTAAGGAAGACAAGAATGGAAACCAAAAGTACGACAGTAGCGGAAACCCGATGTATGAATGTCATTACGATTATGTGGCTGGAAAGAACTTTTTCCAAAATCGTGGTATTGGCCGATACAGACTTCTCGATGGGAACTGGATATTCGTTCATCTGTGCCCTCCTGTAGTCCGTACCATCAGTATAGATGACGCCAAAGATTTTATGTACGACTTCGCCGAACAGCATTGTTCACGTCGGGTGAACAACATGCTTCTGCAGGGAGGCGCCCAATATGTAGGGCCCAATCAGATGTCGCGCCTTGCTTTCATCACACCCAACTTCGTAGCAGCGAGCCGTGAAGAGCAGTATTTCTACTTTGCGTCGCGCTGCTGGCAGATTACCCAGCATGAGGTGAAAGAAGTCGGGTACGAAAGCATCATGCATCACATCTGGAGTGAGCAGAAGAAATCGGTCGATGCCGAATATTACGGCCATCCACTGATCACGTTTGCGGAGACAGACGGGAAATACACTTACGAGTTGTCATCTGAAGGGAAGAAATGCCACTATCTGCAGTTTCTGATCAACACCAGCAACTTCACCTGGAGGAAGAAGCCGGAAGAAGTCGAAGAAGAGGAATTGCTTGAAAACAACCTGCATCTGTTGTCCAAACTATGCGCCATCGGCTACATGCTGATGGAAGCCAAGGACAACAATGTCACACGAGCCGTCATCGGAATGGATGGGAAGCAGAGCGAAGTCGGTGAGTCTAATGGTCGTAGCGGTAAATCACTCGTCGGGGAACTGATGCGCCAAGTGATGCCTATCGTTTACATACCAGGCAAGAAACCCGATATATTTAATGACTCTTTTGTTTGGAACGACATCGACGAAAAAACTCGTCTGGTATTCATCGATGATGTGCTACAGAACTTTAACTTTGAATTCCTATTCCCGAACCTGACCGGCGACTGGACGGTCAACAAGAAGGGAGGAAGCCGTATCACCTACCCCTTTGCCAAATCCCCCAAGATATATATCGCCACCAACCATGCCATCCGGGGGACAGGCTCCAGTTTCACCGACAGACAATGGCTGATTGCCTTTTCGGATTTCTATAATGACACACACAAGCCGCTTGACGACTTCGGCGTGCTGTTCTTCAGTGAATGGGATTTCCAACAATGGAATCACTGCTGGAACCTGTTAGCCAACTGTATCCAGCTTTATCTAAAATACGGTGTCGTGCAGGCACCAGGTGAACGTCTTGAGCAGCGTAAGCTGCGTCAGGAGATTGGGGAAACTCTCATATCCTGGGCTGACGAATACTTCAGCTCAGACGAGCATATCAACAAACGTATAGCTCGAAAAGAAATGTATGATGCACTGATCACCTATGACCCCGCACAACGAAAATACATTCTGCCGACTGCGTTCAAGAAGAAATTGATGCTGTATTGTAAGTGGAAGGGGTACATCTTCAATCCACAGAAGTACGACAAGAAGAGCGGTCTTCCCCTCTTCCTGGACAAAGACGGGAAGCCTATCATAGACGACAAGAGCGGTGGCGTGGAATACTTCACCATCGGAAAGACAGACAGCGATACATCAACCGAAGCGTTAGATCCGTTAGGAATACCTTTGGATTCTGACGGTAAACTTGATTTTTAAAACGAACCGTTATGACAGATACTCACGAAGAAATCATCCAGAGGCTCATACCGCTGCAGGAAAAGAGCCATAACAGATTCATGGCATTCTATAATGAGGTGTGTGCACTTTGCCACGATTTGCCCGAAGGGCAATCATTCCGCATCTCAGATAAATGCAATGACAAGAGCAAGAATCTATTCAGAGACATTGTAGCCTTATGCATCATGGAAGAACCTTATGATATCAGCAAGGGAGAATTGGAATTATCTGATGACGGGGAATTTGTAAGAAGAACCGTAGGATTCAGGCCGTCCGGATATCATTCGAACAGCCTTCGAAAGAAGTAGAACCACCCAATTTAATTCACTGTAATTGATACTAATTTTCAATGACATAGACAACAAAATCATGATAAAAAAAGAGCTAAAAATTCACGTCGTGGTATCTCCAGATCCGACGGAACGAAAGCGCATGTTAGCACAGCTTGCCGTGCGGATGGGATTCGCAAGGATCCCTTCAGATGCGGTCAAATTGATGGCACCTGACATCTACAGCATCGATCTGCAACTCGCCTATTTCGTCTTGTGCCCGGAATACAATTTCAGAGGAGCCACTCTGACCAATCAGCGGCTCTACGAAATGGCAGCACGCGGTATCTTTGTCGGCGTCGGCGTGAAGAGTATTCCTCGAGAATATGAGTTCATATGCTGCAGCTATTATCCAGAGGACTTTCGATAGCAAGAGTATTCTTGTACACATACTACGAGAGTATTCTATCTGTCATCGGCCGGCGCGCATGCGTTGGCCGATGACTGTATCAGGAACCCTTCCCCCTTAACCCCTAACCATCAGAGGGAGCAAATAGGACAAACGTGCAGGGAGCTCGCGAAAGCCAAGCCGGGGGTATATATATTTTTCTTTATTTCTTCTATGGCAATTAACCCCAATAAAAAACGTGGAAAAAATCGTGCAATCGTGCGCAATATTACAAATGTAATATTATAACCGTGAAAATCAGAGTGTTATAACCGCACAATTTTTGCACAGAACGTGCACAATTCGTGCACGATTTGCACAAATAGAGAAAAAAACGGGAATCGTACGAAAAACAATAAAACTGTGCACGAAAGTACGGATTTTGTACGCTCATATATTTCTGAACAACAGATATTTACGGATAATACAGCGCACAAATGTACTATTGCACGATTTTGTAGTACATATTCTGCAAGATTTCGAATAAACTTTGAATGAAAGATAGTCAATTTGTAGACCGATTTTGTTTGAAAACTGTACAATATTTATTATATTTGTATGAAATTCAACAATTTACAAGCATGATTACCACACGAATTCAAGTACCCGAGCACCTTCGCGAGTATCTTTCAGCCAAGTGCGAGTGCGACGAAGGTAAAGCTATCCGCATTCCGGATAAGCTTGACCTATACCACTACATCTATGATTTACTGGAGAAGCGTCCATCCGATCATCCAATAGACCATGGCAATCTTGAAATTGTATTGCCCGAACGGAGCATAGGGAAACGTCCAGAGAGTTATAACTACCTTGGCATTCGGTCACAGCGGATCATTGCAAAGAAAATTGAAACGATGATGTGGTCAGAAGTGCATGACCTGCTCGACACGATGAAGCACCGTGAGGGAATAGACTATAAGGATGCCGTCCACTTGTTTATCTGCAAGTATCGAATCGAGAGCTTGACTGAGGATGCATTCTTGAAGAATTACTATCGTTGGCGTGGAATTGTGCGGAGAAGGGAAAAGAGAAAATATTTGCGGAAATAATTCATGCAGCAAGTGTAGTCATTTGTCCGTTTTTAGTGCTAAAAGTGCATCAAATCTGTATCAAAAACGTTAAATAATTAATATTCAATGTATTAAACCGCAATGAAAGAACTATCAATTCATATTAAAGTGTTTCCTATTGCAAAAATGAAACAGACTGTCTATAAATTTGAGGCAGATCAATTTGATTATGATCCAACACCTGAAGATAGTGATGCTGGAAGATGTTACATTTGCGACAAAGATATCTACATAACAACACCTACTACAGATATCCTCAACGAATTTTCAAGTCCCCAGTATGCGATCGTAGAAATAAAAACAACTAGGGGACAGATATATAAAATTGGGAATAATCAGATACCAGCACTGATATCATTAATTCCACATATTAATTGTACAACTTTACAGATCAAATGTAAAATGTTACATTCACCACTGATCTAACGTCCTTCACACGCTGCTTTCTACGGTATATCTTCGCAGAAAAGATTTGAGCAGCTCATGAATAAAACTTACTTACGAAAAATTCTTTTATCGAGAAACAGTCAATTACTCATCACAGCAGAAGGGCTGGCTTCCATAATGATGGAGGCCTTCCCAGTCATTCCGTCGTCTGGGAATACACCTGTTTCCTTTTTCTTCAATGAAAATCCTCCTACATACAAAGAGAATGTAAACAAAGCACTCAATGCGATTCAGAAAAAGTTAAAGGCGACAGCAGAACTTCAGAATATAAATCTGACAACAGAGTTTGACTCACCAGAACTCCCGGAAGGAAGCATCGCATATCATCGGATCTGGGGAATCATAACGGCAGCAAGCAAATGGTATTTCTCAAGTAAACAATTCGAGACTGATTTACTTAGTGCAGAAGGTAATCCATCCATCGCTTGCCATTTCATTCATGCGAATTCTCCAGGTGGAGAAGCCTGGTACATGGATCGATTAAGCCAGACGATGAGAAGTCTGCAGAAGCCAGTGATTACCCTATATGAGCAAAGTAATTGCTCCGCTTGCTACTACATCACCTGTCACAGTAACTACATTGCTGCTTTGACAAATAATGATTTTGTTGGATGTATAGGAACCATGATCGATACTTACGATTTTGATGGTTATTTCGACAAACTTGGGATTAAACATATACAGGCAAGATCACATCAATCCGACCTTAAAAACAAGAAGTTCGATGATTTGAAAAATGATAAACCTGATCAGTATATTACAGATGTACTCGATCCTCTCACAGCGCAATTTATTGCGGAAGTTCGTTCATGTAGAAAGCGTATGACTGGAACTAAAGATGAAGATCCTGTATTACGTGGTGAAGTGTATTATACCCAAGAAGGCATAGATAAAGGTCTTGTAGATGGATGTATGACCTTTATCGAAGCGGTTGCAAAAGCGGCAGAGATGGGAACCTCTTATATCAAGACTCAAGAACAAAAAAAGAATGCACTCAATTATCTATAACCCTTAAAATTTCAGCGTATGAATTTTAAAGAAAAACTTACCCAGGTCCTTCAGAAACTTAACCTGATGGACAAAGCGAAAGAGAAAACACTGACGCATGAGGAGTGGCAAGCCATTGTCAACTCGTACCAAGAGGAGTTTAAGGTTACTCTTCAGGATGATTTGGAAGCAGAGCAGGCTTCACATATTCAACCTGTAATGACACAGGAACAAATGGATCGTGTTCAAAGTATTTTGGACGGCATTGTAAATCCAAACTCAGGAAATAACGATCCAAATAATATTCAATCTGCAACTGCTGACGGAATCATCCAACTTGCTCAATCAGTAAATAGCCTTGTCAACAAAATGTCTAACCGTGCAGAAGAGGATGTCCCTATAAATGTTCTGAATGAAGGGACCGTAACCTACACGGGTAATGCTGATCGCGCAAAATTCTTATTCGGAATCGACTCACCCATGTTCTCCATGGATAAACGATGGAATAAAATTGCTGCAAATCCAGCATCGGCTGCCTCATTCGGAGCGTGGGATGAAGAAACTGAAGGTGCGGAATTCCGTCGTCAGACTGTAGCTTTTAGTCGCTCACTTCAGAAACGATACATGTATCTTCATGCCAACAACATGCTCGATGCAAAACGCCTGGCAGCTGGAGAATTTGCGACAAATTATGATGGAGTAAATTCAGCTGGAGTCGGTAATCAGCATGTGGTACTTCGTCAAGATGCACTCATCGCCCGCGTATTGAAGAAGCGAGATTTAACAGTGTGGTTCCCTGTTCGCTATGGAGTACAAGATCATGACCTCGTTTTCAATGCTTACTTCAGCGAGGTTTCTCAAGCTTATCAAGCCGGAGAAATTTGGAAGGGTGACATGAAGATCGAGAATGAAATGGGACATGTTGATGATGTTATGATCAAGCAGAAGTTTGGTCCCATGAAAGAACTTGAGCGCATGTACATTGCATACCTTAACAAGGAAGGAAGTGATCCAATCAAATGGACGATGATTGAATTCTGTATCATTAATTCTCTGGAAACTGCACAAGTTGAGCAGAACAAACGTCGCATGCGTGGTATCTACGCCAAGCCAGAAGAAGGCAAACCGGGTAGTTACTTGAACGGTTCTACCGGTATTATCTACACGCTGATCCGTTACATTCATGAATACAAGATCCTTCCGCATGATGATGATGCCTATCGTACATATACCAGTGCGGACATGCTGGAAGCTGTACAGGAATTCGTATCGGATGTAACAGCTTCTTGTACAGAAGATATGGACCTCGATAATCACGTGCTTTACTTGAACAAGCTACATCAACCTTGGTGGATTAAAAACATCCGTGCTACATACGGAAAAGACATTGACTTCACTGGACCGGATAGCTATCTTAATGTAGTACCCGACACTAAGATTCAGATCCGCTGGCTCCCCTATTTGGGTCAGCTCCCATTGATGTTTATGGACATACCCGGAAATATCCAATTCCTGGAATACGTTCCGGGCGAGATGCTCTCTATCAAGGTTAAGGAGGATATGGAGCTTGTAAAAGCATGGAGTACTTGGAAAGAAGGTTGTGCTGCTGCCTTTACAGGTCGTCGTTTCGACTCTTTGGAAAATTTAAAGGCGAACAACTATGAATGGCAACAGATTTTCATCAATAAGCCTACTGTAACAGTTGAAGCCGATGCAACAACACTTGATGCTACCAAAGGTTTCTGGTTCGAGACTGTTGCTGGTTCATCTTCTTCTGCATCCATCACGGATATTACAGGAGCAAAAGCTGGGGTAGCCTATATCATTGAGGTTGGAGGTGAAAGTAACTTCTCCAAGGTAGAAAAAAGTGGCAAGTTTACCAACCTTACGGAAGCATGGACACCCACGAATGCCGGAGACTACCTGATGGTTATCCTGGGAAGTGACGGTAACTTCAGAGAAATGGAACGGTGCACGGGTGGAGTACGAAAAGTCAACGACAAACTCCAGCCAAACATTCCGGGCGTGAGATAAACTCAATCTGAATAGAGATCAGGATTTACTGATCTCTATTCCAACCATTAATTAATCACAGAAATATGAAGACTAAGATTATTAAAACCATGTTTTTTCTGGCAGTTGTTTCCATCTTCTGCCTATTTCTTGACTACGTAACAGGTACAGTCTTTATAGGAGGCTCTCTTGCCATGGCTATGATGACCATTGGAGACGTAGATGATGTTAGTGACAGAATGACGCATGGTAGCAATATTGCCTACAAACTCTATCTGATAGATATTTCTCAGATTGATGACACAAAGGCATTCCCAATGCCTAACAGCAGTCGTGAGGTAAGTACCATTCCAATGAAGGATGGCCAGTACATGAAGTACTTCGTGGCACACGACATTCCAACCTTCAGCTCCACCGGTGAGAAGGGTGATATCACCACTTCTGGTACCAACACCTTCACGGCAATTATGGGTGGCATGCGTAATCAGTTACTTGACTTTATCGAGCAGCATGCCGGCGGCAAGTTTATCATACTGTTCAAGGAGGTAGGTGATCCTCAGTGGTATATCCTTGGAAGCTACGATCGACCAATGGTACTCTCAAGCTATGAATCGAAGAACGACAAGGATGGGCGTTATGTCACTATCAACTTCTCTCGCACTAGCATTGACCAATATTACAAATACACAGGCGAGATAGTCCGCGTTCCTGCAGCAGCACATACTGCAGACCAGACAACACTGGCTATCAAGAGTACCAATGATCGGTACACCATCCCTGATGGAAGTTCTTCCACTTATGAGATCAATGCTATCTCAGGACTCTCAGCCAATGACAAGGGACGTTACATTACACTTGAAGGAACAGGTACAGACAAATCGGCCACTATAGCTGATGGGAACTCGTTTATTATGGAAGACGGTGCGACATGGACAGCTAAATCTGGAAGCAGTATCACCTTCCATGTTCTCGATCCACAAACGTTGGTAGAAGTTCCAGGAAGTCGTGTACAGATATTGTAATTCATAAAATGGAAAGTTATGTACAGCTTTAAAGAAAAAAAACGCCATTTTTCCGATTTGAAGAATACGTCTGCAGCGGAATCCGACCTCCTACTTCTCAAGTCGAAAGTAAAGCAGGTGATTTCAGCCTGGGAACGACAACCAAAGCGATACGCAGACGATATTCTGTATCGCCTGCTTGATGTAGCTACCCGTGAAGAGATACGAATCAACCGGCGTGAGCGGATGAAGGTACAGGAAGAGTCTTCTACTGGTGACGAGACCAAGGATCCTGTAGATAATTCTGTCTCACGCGAAGGATCTGAAATCGATGTACATGATGCGCCATCACAAAAATCGGATGACAATGATGTACAGAAACGTATTTCGGAAGCTGAAGCTGCCAGAGAGGAAGCCGAAGAACGTGCCGAGGAAGCAGAAGCTGCCTTGGAAGAAGCCGAGGAACGTGCTGAGGAAGCAGAGGCGGCTCTTGAAGAAGAGAAAAAAAAAGAGCCGAATCCAGAGAGCCCCACACGAAAAGTCGGAAAAAGCAAAAGCAAGAAGAGTACCCGCAAATAGATTGGGATAATCTCTTTGACCCAAATGTACAGATGGCCACGCTGCTTTACAATGACCGCGTAGTCACCTGGAAGCAAATGAAGCAGCTCGACGAGCAGCTTGACCGGAAGCCCAGATGCCTGGACATCATGCAAATGGTGGAGCTGCGCATCCGCAACCTACAAGCCTTCGCCGAGCTGCGTTCGTTTAACGATAGCGGACGCTTCCTTTACCGCCATCCTCTAATTGCACACAAGTCCGAACGTCATCAGCTGGAACAGCTCATGAAAGATAACCCCTCTGAGTTCCTGCGTCTGTACAAGAACTGTACTGACAACATCCGTCGTTACGAGTCTTTCCTCCGACGGCCAGACAGAACCGGACGACGTGTACAGGACCGTGAAAATCTGAGAAGGCACAGAGAAAGGGAAGCCTTGTTCAAAGTAATCATGCAACAAAAAAACAATTAATCATGAATAAGCTTATAGAAGTATTTAATTTGGGTGGACTGCCTACTGCCCCGCTGGATTCATTCTTGGAGCTTCAAGAAGACTTTAAGAAGTCAGATCCTGATAAGTTAGCAAAATTACAAATGCTGATCATCACACGAGGTTTCAAATATGCATTCAGAGCATGGAAAGATCCTCAAGGGAAACTATGGATCATTGATGCACATCAACGAAGGAAAGCTTTGATCGCTCTCCGGAAAGCAGGATTCACTATTCCTGAAATCCCGTATGAACCGATATTTGCCGCCGATAAAAAAGAAGCTGTTGAAGAAATAGCAGCTTACAATTCTGAATTCGCGACAAAAAACCCGGATACAATCCTCTTTAAAAAATATAATATTGATTCGGATACACTTCAGCGATTTAACCTTGGGTATGAAGTCAAGAGCCTTGATTTATCATCATCTCCATTATTCTCAAGTCCGCAAGACGCTGGAGAAATAAAAGAAGATGAAGTCGATATCAATATACCGACAACTGAAGAAAATATATTTGCCAAGCCAGGCGATGTGTGGCTATTAGGGAACCATCGATTAATGTGCGGGGACTGTCGATCCAAATCCGATGTGTCGTTGCTGATGAACGGACAATATGCCGATCTGTGCGTAACAGATCCTCCTTACAACGTCAATTACGAAGGTGGTACTGAAGATGAACTCACAATACAGAACGACTCGATGGAAAATGACTTGTTTGCCACTTTCCTAAAGCAGGTATTTAGCATGATGCATTCTGTCATGAAGCAAGGAGCAGCTTATTATATCTTCCATGCAGATAGTGAAGGAGAGAATTTTCGTACCTCATTACGGAAAGCAGGTTTTAAAATCGCACAGTGCTGTATATGGGTTAAGAATTCCATGGTAATGGGTAGACAAGACTATCAGTGGCAACACGAACCGTGCCTGTATGGGTGGAAGCCAGGAGCTGGGCATATGTGGAATGCAGATCGTAAACAGACTACTATTTGGAATTTTGACAAGCCACAACGGAATGGCATCCATCCGACAATGAAACCAATTGCACTGATGGCTTATCCCATAGGCAACTCTTCAACACCAGGCCAAATAGTCATTGACTTTTTCTCCGGCAGTGCATCCACTTTGATGGCATGTCAGCAAATTGACAGGATATGTTATGCGATGGAAATAGACCCCAAGTACGTAACAGCATCCATACTGCGATATAATTCTATGTTTCCTGCTCAACCAATTAGGTTGATACGTAACGGAGAATTATTAGACGAAAACGAAACAGCAATGATATGGAAAAAGAGCTAACACCGACCTCAGAAATTGAGAAGGCAAGCCTTATCGGCGACCAGTATATCCCACAAGTGCGTACATTTGGCGCACTGGGATATACTCCGCAGCGAATATGTAATATCCTCGGACTTCGAGGAAACGAAAAGATTGCACTCACTATTAGGATATCAATCCCTGGTGACGCTTATTACGACGCATACCGTAATGGTAAAGCTTTAGGCGAATATAACATTGATGCCGAATTAGCAAAAAAGGCTGAGACAGGTGACGTTGAAGCAATTACAACACTTGAAACAAGGAAACAAGAACGAATTGTTAAAGATTTGAGAGATAAATTATTTGGTGTATGAAACAATTAGATGTTCTGGACAAACTCCACCCCGACCTGATATCCGCGTTCCTCACTACCGGACGTGCAGACGGAATTCCTTCAGACGTGCAGTTGTTCCTGAAGCAGCTGCAATGGGCTGCGGAGATTTACGAGTACGAACGGAACATCAGTCGTGCCTCCAAGTTACTACGGCAGCGCATCAATGCCCAACAACAACTCAATCTTGACGAACGTACCTGCAAGGCCCGTATCTATGCAGCCATAAACTACTTCAATATCGACAACAACGTTTCCATCAAAGTCTGGGAATCGAACTATGCAGATAAGTACGAAGACTTGGCCAAGCTATGTGCAGCTGCAGGAGACTATAAAACTCAAGGGAAATGCTATGCTGCTGCCCTGGAATGTCGCCGCCGTGCCGCTGAGATAGCCGAAGCTGACCGTGACCTTGGCATTGTCTTCCTCATTTCCCCGGAACTTACTCCGGAAGACCTGGGATACAGCAAAGCCTCCCTGAAAGAAATAGCAGCCAAGCATAACCGAGGGTTCTACTTGAACCTGATAGACAACTTACCCATTGAAAAAGTGGAGAAAAAGCGCCTGCTGCGTGATGCCGACATTGAAGAAGCCGAATATGAAGAACTGAACGACGAGGAGTGAAAGAAATGAATAACCAGATAAATCATGCAGAAGATAGAAGCATCGAACATTTCGAACGGTACTACATGAACCAGATGCAGATTCTTGTCAACGTCATAGATCCGAATAACCTCTTTGCCGAGATAGGTCGAGCCGGTGGAAAGACTGAGGGTATTACTGGGCCCAGACTGATACGCGTGGCAAACGATATGCCTGGCGAACTTTCTTTTCTAGTACATAAGACCTACGTGGCTCTGATGACCAACGTGTGGCCAAACCTTCAAGCATATTTTTCGCGACAGGTAACTATAAACGGGAATGTAAGGCCCATGCTTGAGTATGGGATTGACTACGTCGTCGGAGAATCCAAATTGCCATCCCATTTCCGACGTCCACGATATCCAATCGCATACCCAAAGCACAGCGTCGTTTTCCGCGATGGACATCATATCCAGCTTGTCAGCAGCGACCAGCCTGAAAGTGTTGCCGGCCGAAGTGCTGTCCATGCCATTATCGAGGAAATGAAGCACAATAAGGGCGACAAGTTGAAGAGCCGTCTGTTCCCGTCTCTCCGCGGTGCCGGTGCGGATATCCGGCGCTCACCATACTACCAAGGAGTGACAGGTGTAAGTGATACGGCCCGTGTAGACCTTGGAGAAGATGACTGGTTCGAAGAATATGAAAGGCATACAGACAAAAAGCTAATATCTGAAATAGCTACCGTTTCACTTCATTTAAATGCAGCTATCTACCAGAAATACAGGCTAATGCAAATGCAACGAGAAACAAAAAATCCCGTTACATTGGAACGAATCCGTCTTGATCTTGAAAAACAGCAACGAATCATGGCATTATGGGCTCCACGACTGGCAGACATGCGTAGGAATGCAACATTATACATCCGTGCCAGCTCGTTTGTCAACAAAGAAATATTAGGACCAAAGTTCTTCAAGACGCAGCTCGAAACCTTGGATATGGATGAGTTCCTCACCTCTATCTGCGCTATCAGGCATAAGGAAGTGGTTAACAAATTCTTTGCCAATTATGACAAGGAAAAACATCAGTTCTCGGACTCATACATTTATGAGAGCATCCTTCGCCTTGACCTAAAGGAGCACTTTCTTCTAACAGCCAGATATCTCAAGCATTACAACCGTCGTTCGGAGCTTTTAGTAGGTTATGACCCCGGGCACTTCGCCAGCTTGGTTGTTGCCCAGGAAGAAAACTACGGTAGAACCACCCGTGTCATCAAAGAGTTCTTCTGTTGCTATCCTGACGAACAGCCAGAACTTGCCAGGCAGATGTATGAGTTCTTCGGACAGGATGCGGTCAATAAACGTATTGTCTTATATCCGGACCGTGCTGGCAACAAAAGACGTGAAGACCTGGAACAGATAACAACAGACAGCCGTGCGTTGAAACGAGAACTCGAAAGTTACGGTTTCGAAGTAGAACTTATGAACGAAGGACAGGCAACCATATATCACTGGCAACAATTCAAATTATTGCTTCTTATGTTTGGTGGTCGAAGTAATGTACTCCCTCAAATAGTGATTGACGAAAACGAATGTCCGAACCTGTGCAGTGCCATTATGCTTTCTCCCCTTAAGAAAACAGAAGGACGCATCGAGCTTGACAAATCATCTGAAAAAAAAGTACCACTCAAACAACAGGCCGGACTTACGACGCAGCTTCCTAGTGCGTTGATTTATCTGCTTTTCGGCCGATATGGTAACAAAGTACAGGCTGAACTTTCATCCATGCCTGATAATTTACCGGATAATATTTCAATATAACCCCAATAACATACCTAATTTGACATGAAAACGAAAAATAAGTCATTGATTGATTTTACTTTAAATCACGAGAATTTAAGTAGAAAATTAATAATCACGAGCCAACTTCCACGCCCCACTGATATTTCCAATTGCCGTGCATTGTTGCAATAGGTAAGGAAATATGACAAAAGAACGATGTCCTTCCATTTTCAGTACCACCATATTACTTTCGAAGCATGGAAACAACAATGAAAGGCATAGATGCTCTTCGATGGGCACGTGAAATCTCTAAGCTACCTGATGGATACTTCACGTTAGCTTTCTTCCCCTGCTCGAGGCAGAAAGGAAAGGCTGACAACAAGCTTTGCATTAAGGAAAGGTGCAAGTGGAGAGCTCAACTACCCAAAGAGAAATTCAGTGTGGACAGCGACAACCTGTTTCTTTTCACTGATGAGAATGAAGAGCCTCGTATGTGTTACACCATATTAATCCGCTACATGGGATTCCCACAAGACGGTTTCAAATTACATAAAATCGATTGGCTGGATGTTTAACTCATAACTATAAAACAATGAACGAGGAATTGAAGATGATAGGAAACTACGGATGCTACCTCCATGAAAACAACGTGATATCTTTTCAGATAGGAGACAAGCCAATATCGTCGGCTCTACCTCCCGACCCGCTATTCCCGACTACTATAGACTATCTCCAGTCGGACACGAGATGGCTCAGCATACAAGGTTTCCAAATTTGTAGCCGAGGCTACAATAACCGGAAATGCGAAGAAATAGCGCAAGATATAAAAAAGAACAGATTACTACCAAGGCTTATAAGCAAACAAGTGAACATGCTCTATGGCCATGGACCAGCAGTGTATCTTCCACGCATTACCGATGGAAAGCTTCAACGCAAATGGGTAGAGTGTCCGGAGATAACAGAATGGTTGGAGAGTTGGAAAGCACGTGGCATAGAAACAGACTACAAGGACTTTGCAAAAGGTATAATTAAGAACTTCTATTATTTTCGAGACATCTTCGTAAAATGGCGATTTACCGTCGGGAAATCCCGGGGTGTTCTTCCTGTTGCTGGACTAGAAGTAATGGAAAACAAACACTGTCGTCTGGCAACTACCCGACGTGATGTAGCTACTGCTGTCGTCAATTATAAAGACTTTAGGCACGTGGCTGTTGGGAAATGGGGATTAGGATTCGGAAGTTATGCTATATATCCAAAGTTCAATCCTTCAGAAGTGGATAATTACAAATACGCAGCAATCAGCCATCATCGTGAGAAATCAGTGGACGATTTCTACGGATGCAACGAAACGCATGAAGGGACCAGGGCATACATCAAAGGTTCGAACGAAACGGCTGATTACATCAACTCCTTCTTGAAAAATTCACTGGCAGCGAAGGTACATATCGTCATTCCAAATGCTTGGATCGAAACAAAAAGAACGCAAATTTCAAAACTTTGTGACGAGAACAAGAAACGAAAACAGGAAGGTGTGGAACTATTTGTCTACAACGGTATAGAAATCGGTACTGAATATCGTGAATCACTCGTTATCCAATATCTACAATCCGAATTACGAAAGATATCGAGCTACCTGACCGGACAGGACAACCAAGGTAAAGCATATGCCACCATCAGTTTCAAGAACAGCCAAGGCGAGGAAGAGCGGTGGAAGATTGAAACTGTGGATCTGAAGTATAAGGAATATATAGATGCGCTCATTAGCTACGACAAACGAGCCGACGAAGTGCTACTCTCCAGCGTAGGACTAGACTCCAGCATCTCCAGTGTCAGCAAAGATGGCGTCATATCCAAATCAGGTGCCGATGCTTACTACAACTACCTAATCTACATTCTTTCACTAACCAGCGAAGATGAAATCTGTTGCGAACCGTTCAATCTGGCCATAGCAATCAATTTCCCGGATCTATATGCACAAGGTTATCGTATAGGATTTTATCGCGAGGTACCTGCACGTCAAGAAGATGTTTCACCCAAAGATAGACTTAATAAGCAACAATCATGATACTAACAGATTTATTTGTCGACATTGCCGATTTCCGCAGCTTTGCCCCATACGTGGAAAGTAACGTGACTTTCGAGGAACTCAATTCATCTGCGCTATCAGCTAAGAAACAGATTATAATCATCCTTAGTAAAGCGGTGTATGAAGAGGTATGCAAAACGGAAGAAGACGAAACAAAAGCGGCCCTGAAAAGTGCGATGGCCAACCTCACCCTTGCCAAGCAAATGGTCTTTGACGTAATCAAACGCCGCAAGGACGACATTGACATCTACAAGCACGAGCAGGAAAGTATGAGACGGGCATACCAGGATAACTACTTCAACGCCATGGATACTTTGATTCAGTTGCTGACTGAAGGGTCCGAATCCTGGAAAAAGACTCGCTACTACAAACTGCTTGAAACACTGCGCATCCGCACAGCCGATGAGTTCGACACCCTCTATCCCATCGACCAGTCTTATCTGTTCTTCTTTCGAACCGTCCCACTCCAACAGGAAGCATTGGACGATGGGCTGCGCGGATATTTTGACCGGGCTCAAGATAAGGAAGAAACAACCAACATGTTGTTGAGATGTCTGGCCAAACAGACCGTTGCTATCGCTTTGCGACGGTTTGATATCATCGAGTTCCCGCCTACCATCCGAAGCCTGTTCGATGATTCCACTGCAAGTCGAAGCGGGAAAGACGAACAACAGAGGATGCTTGATCTTGCCTCACAACTCAGCAACGAAGTACAGAACGCACTTGCAGACATCGACCTGATCCTTAACTCATCGTCCGGCGGATCGGTGGACACTGAAACCTCATTCAACAGGCCGGATGATAAAATCTACTTAATGGCATGAGAGTATGGACACGAGAATTCGATTTATTGTAAAAGGTACTGAATACAGTATTCCGAACTGTTGGGAACAAGTACACCCGGCCAACTTCATCAAACTGCTTCAGGACGTGGAACTGATGGCCTCCGGGAGGCTGAGTGTGGGCATGGTAAGAGTGCGCTATGTCTGCAACTGCATGGGCTGGAAGCTGAAGAATTTCCATTCTCCTGAAGCAGTTCAAAACCTCTCGTGGATTGCCGAACAGGTCACTTTCCCATTCATAATCCAATATCCGGACAATGATGCTGCCCTGCAAGATCTGGATGCTGAAACCCGGAAACTGTGCAAGCGCATCGATCCTTTCCGACTGAAGGGAGTAGGTATATCCCGCTACCTGCAACGCCTGCCCTATAAGTACATGCTCGACTCTTGCTTCTGCGCTCAGCTTGTACCCGTCATCGAGGCCAACGATCAGCTCTATTCCGCGTACAAGATTAATGCATCCTTTGGGCAACTTACCTGCTCGCTCACAGCCCTACAGTTCATCGAGGCCAGAAAAGTAGCAGCAGGACATCCCGATCTTCTTCCATTGCTGGCGGCCATTCTATACTACCCCGATCGTTATTCGTCAGAAGGTGCCCAACGCCTAGCCTTGGAATTTGCTAATCTACCCATAGAAATTCTGCAAGCCATAGCCTTCAACTTCCGGGCGTTCGTAAACTTCCTGTTCTCGAAAACTGAATACCGACTGCTGACGGCAATAAAATCAGATCACGGACCGGCCATCACCACCGGTGTCCTGGAGTCGCTATACAACCTGAGTGCAGACGGATTCGGCACGGCGAACGACGTCGAGCAAATGAACCTCCTGCAGTACCTCACCATCATCCGTAAGAAGCTAATCGAGTCGGTACGCAGCCTGCACGCAAGCAAAATGCAACTGGCCGACATCGAGAAAGAAACCGGGCTTCCCATCCATATCATCCGCCAAATTGTCTGACCCAATAGAATTTATAACCAATAACCATGGTAATCATCGACTCACTCAAGTATTTTGCCCAGTTCCCGTCCCGAAGTGGCGTTCTGGACATGTTCACCAACGGTAGTTCCAGCAGCTTCTCTGCCTACTCCGCAGTACAGCAATTCATCGCCTCTCTCCCTGATGCCCGCATCCCCGAGATTGGAGGTTTCGTTTTCGGCCAATCGTTCGACCACGTGAAGCGGCGCATCGACGCACTGACGGGCACCTATCTCTTCGTGGACTTCGGCGAGTTCTCCTCCAACCGCGACCCCATGAATTCGATCACCGACACACAGAAGATGGCCGCTACCGTAGCCATGAAGCTGACCGACGCAGCCGACCTGGTGGAGGTGGCCCTGGCCACCGACCGCACCCTGGAACTCACCGCCCGCCTGCGACAACTGCTCATTGCCGACACCTACGGAGACCGTTGCCCGTGGTTGAACCCCATCAGCGACAAGCACGACATCGTTCCATTCGTCAGTTCCGAGTTCAAGTCGGTGGGATGGACGCTGATGTTTACCACCACGGCCGCCGACCTATTCGACGTAAAACGCCGGAGAAACGACGAATGATTTAATCACAATTTTGCTCAAGCTAAACAAAGCTAACCATCTGATAATAAAGAAGATATTACTACCACGTTCGAAATCATAGTGTTATCTTTGACGTACAAAAATAAAGGATAAAGCATTATGAACGAACAAGTTACAAACATTCTGAACCAACAGATAAGCAAGACAGCCAAGATACAGCAACTGCTTCTTCTGGGCCTCACACGCCGACAGGTGGCCGACCTGGTAACCAACGGAAACTACGGATTTGTACAAAACGTCTATAAGAAGATGCTGGAGAGCGGAAGCTTCACCACACCGGCCGCCACCAGCGAAGCCATCGATTACACCTTCAACCGCCGCTTCGGCATCGAAATCGAGGCTTACAACTGCCAGCGCGAACGGCTGGCCCGCGAGCTCAGAGAGGCCGGAATCAACGTGGCGGTCGAGGGTTACAACCACACCACCCGCGACCACTGGAAGCTGGTAACCGACTCCAGCCTGCGCGGAAACGACACTTTCGAACTGGTGAGCCCGGTGCTTCAAGGCGAAAGAGGATTACAGGAATTGCAGAAGGTTTGCTGGGTGCTCGAGTATTGCGACGTCAAGGTGAACGAATCCTGCGGGCTGCACATCCACATGGACGCTGCCGACTTCACCCTTGACACCTGGAAGAACCTGGCCATCACCTACAAGAACCTTGAAAGCGTGATTGACGCCTTCATGCCCGGAAGCCGCCGCGACAACTATTACTGCAAGAGCCTTTCCCGCATATCCGCCACCAGCATCCAGCAGGCACAGAGCATCAGCGACCTTCAGACAGCATTCGGAAACAACCGATACCACAAGCTGAACCTCGAGGCCTATTCACGCCACCGCACCGTAGAGTTCCGCCAGCATTCCGGCAGCACCAACTTCACGAAAATGGAAAACTGGATACGGTTTGTGGCAAATATGATTACCTTTGCCCACCACGGGGTGACCCGCCGCGCACAGCTCGGCGACATCCCCTTCCTCAATGGAGACCAAAAAATATACTTCAAACTAAGAACCAAAAAATTAGCAAGATAATGAAAACAACCTACCTTCTGCAGGACGGCGGTACAATTACCGCCACCTGCGCCGCCGATTTCGTAACCCGCCTGCGCGAAGGCAGCCGCTTCGACTACGACTGCACCGACCAGGAATACATGTACCGCTTCGCCGACCGCTATTTCGACCAGACGGGGAACACAGTCCGGGCCGATTCGCCCGAACACTTTCTGGACGACCTGAAAGAGACAGGATATGTTAAATAATAGCAAATATACTATTATTTCACGGGGAAGGCTTGCGTAACAATAGTAATTTTACTATCTTTGTATCGCTAAACCAAAAGACAGTGATCTATGAAAGTAGTGAAAGTCTCGGAAATCATCCGAATCTTGAAAAAAGACGGTTGGTATCTGGCACACCAGAAAGGCAGTCACCGCCAGTTCAGGCATCCCTCGAAAAAAGGGAAAGTGACGGTCAACGGGAAATTGTCGGACGACCGGTCGGGTGAGCTTCTGAAAAGCATCGAGCGGCAATCGGGGTTGAAGTTCTAAGAGCTTCCCCCGGGAGCCTGCTCCCAGCATGCACCAGGTTTGGCAACAGGCGGCCATATCCGTATGGCCGCTTTAACGGAAACTAAAGAACGACGATATATGGAAAAGGTCATCATGAAAACAAGCCACACGCCAGGCGGATACTGCTGCATGTGCGAACTGCTGCCCGGGTGGACGGTATCGGGCGGCAAGGATTTCGGCAAGTTCAAGGCCTATGTGCAGGAAAGCATCGACTTCTACCTGGAATGCGCCCGCCAGGACGGAGACCCTTACCCGGCCCTGTTCGACGGCCCCTACGAAGTGGTCTACCAGCTTGACACCTGCGCCCTGCTGAACTACTACCAGCGCATCCTGCCCTTTTCGGGACTTCAGCTGCTGACGGGCATCAACCAGAAACAGCTGGCACACTATGCCGCCGGACGGAGCAAGCCGCGCCCCGAGCAGGCCCGGAAAATAGAAAACGGGCTGCATGCACTGGGAAAGGAATTACAAGCAGTCACTGTATTGGTTTAGCACACTCATTGCATGACTGGCAAACAGGAAGAGGTCTCTACGCGAACGTAGAAGGCCTCTTTTTATTTATAAAAAATTGTGATTTCACCAAACTATCCCTATCTTTGCTCTTGCCCAATGAAGTTAAGTTACATGAACCCCTTTCCTACACGTAATCCGTGAAGTCGGATTAAGGTTATTAACACCTTTGGGCGCGTGTTGGGGAGGGGTTCGCCAATATATTATGATTGTAGCTATATTTTGCTTCGCTGCTTTTATTGCTGTATTAATCTGCATCAATAAATTCTGTACGGACGACGAAAAGGACTCAAATAATAACAATTCAGACTCATACCTGACTGAAATTCAAACACAACTCAAAGAACTGAGCAAGATACCCAAAGACAGTGAGAAAAAAACAGGCAAATATTTGTTTTTCGATACAGAAACGACCGGTCTGCCAAAGAGAAGAAATGCTAAACCGGAAAATTTTGCCAACTGGCCTTATGTAGTAGATATTGCCTGGTACTTAATAGATGAAGACGGGTTGATGGTGAACGGTTCACACTACATCGTAAAGCAAGATGTCGAGATCCCGGAAGAAGCATCTGATATTCATCACATCACAACTGAAAAGATGTTATCAGAAGGGAAAGATCCGAAAACAGTCTATGCGGAATTTATCGAAGACGTAAACAATACAGAATATGTTATAGCACATAATCTGGAATTCGACCTACCCATTGTGGAATGTGAGTTATTGAGAAACGGCTTTCCTAAAGTTCTTTCAGAAAAGAAGCAATTTTGCACGATGAAAGCTGGTAAGAATTTCTGTGAAGTTTATGACAGCAAGGGGAAACGCAAATTTCCCAATCTGACTGAACTATTCGGAGAATTATATTTCGATAATCACTTCCTGAAATTTAACGGAACGCATAACGCACTGGCCGATACGCACATGTTATATCGGTGCTTTATGAAAATGATAGAGTTAGAACCAAACCTACTTAATGAGGTGAACTATAATTCCGAAGAAGTTACTTCCATTCGTTCACAAAGTGTTATAATCCCAACAGACATGCAACATGAGCGTTTGTCTGGAGACATACTGAAAAAAGATTTAAGTAATGCAGACCCTCAAAGTCCGTTTTACAATAAAAAGATTGTCATCACAGGTGTATTCCCCATCGAACGGTATGAACTTGCCCTCATTCTCAAAATTAAAATGGGAGCAGACATAGATACAAGCATTGGCAAAAACACCAAAATACTTCTTGTGGGAGATGATCCAGGGCCAATGAAAGTATCAAAAGCCTTGGAAGCCAACATCGAAATTTATGATATTGACAAAACGATGAAGGCTATAGAGCCTTATAGATAAAAAAACAGTGTATTATGCTTGCACTTCCAAAAACAATCCCTATATTTGCAGCGCTGTACATTTGAAACAGGCGACGAGACGTTCGCCAACCGATTGCCGTTGGCATTTTTTATGCCTATCGGCTAACTATATAAGTTCCGACCCCCGTGTGGAGCGTTAATGCGCCCACTGCCTGTTTCAGGTGTACAGCAACGGGAAAGCGGAACTTTCTTATTATAGGCAAGTTTCTTGATTCTTTGGACAGAAGGGCCGCTTTCCCGTATTATTAACTTATTGTTTCATTTAAATGCTGTACAAAATGAAAAAAGAACTGACCCTCGGCACGCCCGCCGTGCCTGCTCACCTCACGAATAAGGCGAGCAAAATCCGTGAACTGCTCAACAAGGCACTGCCCGCAGACTGCCAAATCAAGACCGCCCGCGATGCCTGGCATGTGGGTGCCATCTGTGCGCTGACCGTGACCTTCATCTTCCCGCCCGCCGTGCTGGCGCTGGCCTATTGTGTCATTAAAGCGAAGAAGGGAGGCAGGAGATGAGCGAGACCACCGTGAACCTGACACCTGAGGTCGTGGAAACCATCTACGACCTTCAGCAAAGAGACTATGCCTCATTACATGTCGATGTGCTTCAACGGGTACTGACAGGCATTATCCGTAACGACATGGGCAGCGACGAGGAGCGTCTGAAGCTGGCCGGAGAAGTGCTGTATCTGCAAGACACCATGCGTTGCTTCATACTGCAGAAGAACGGAGATTCCCAATGATCCGCGTAGAGATAGAAAACAAATTCCCCAATAAAAAGACATTGCAATTATGGAAGAAAAAGAACAGAACATCACCGATATCAGCATCCACATCGCCGCCCTCTCGGCCTCGTTCAAACCGGCCGACATCCGCACGGCCACACACTGGTTCACCACAGACGAAATCTACGACGCCATCCGGCGCATCGACCCGGGAGCCGAAATCAGCAAGAGCCAGGTACACCAGGCCATGCTCGACGCCGGATACCAGTACCGGGTCCGTCCGGGCTCCAACGGCATAGACTTCCGCTGGATGCTCCAGGCCCGACAATAACCCCCTAACCCCTATCAGCGACGCGGCCCTCTCTCCACTACTTCAGGAAGAGCGGCCGCGTTGTCCTTTCTCCCCCACTCTTTTCCCGCTACCTTCGGCTTCGAAAGCATAACAGCATCGACATGATAACCGAAGAAGCCATCAAGACAGAATTCATCCAGGCCGTGATGACACGCGACATCCGCCGCATCTACGATACCCAGGAACAGACCGTCCGCACCTACCTGCACACACAGAGCGGCGCCCTGCAGGCACACCTGGCCCGGAAGCCCTTCAGCAGCACCGTGGAAGGAAGCCGGCAGGTGTACTACATGCGCGTCTTCCCCTATCTCCGCTTCCTGGACATCCACTACCGGCGCGGCGGCGACCGCATCTCCCGGCACATCCGTCGGAACCTGGCCCTCTACAACCGCGTGGTGTGGGGCGTGCTCTACCACGAGACCTTCCCGGATATCCAATACGGCCTGTCCGAAGACATCCGCCGCTACATCCGCCAGCAGCTGGAGCAGGCGCTTCCGGTAGATGAAGAAGAAGTCAAATTGATGGTTGACTATTAATCCCAAAGAGTATGGCACAGAAAAGACTATCGGAAGACGAAATCAAGTACACCGTATCGGCCGAAACCGCCAAGGCGCAACAGGAGATCTACAACCTGACCAAGGCAACCAAGGCTCTGAAGAAAGAGGAGAAAGAACGTCGGACGGCCATGGTAGAGTTGGAAGCGCAGGGAAAAAAGAATTCAAAAGAATACCAGAACCTGGAGAAGGAAGCCAAAAACTTGTCCAAACAGATATCGGCCAACAACAAGGAGGTACAACAGCTAACTAAGACCATGGGCGTGAACGACATGACCATGACCCAGCTCAAGAAGCATGCCAAGGAGTTGGAGAGACAGTTGGACAATACTGCCGAGTCAGCCAACCCGGAAGAATACGCCTCCCTGAACAAACGACTGGCCGACGTTCGCGACCGGATGAAGCAGCTCCGCACTTCAGGACTCGAAGTGAACAAACAGATGGACCAGAGCACCACCATCATGAACAAGCTAAAGATGGCGGCCAAAGCCTTCATTGCTGTAAAGGTTGTGGGATGGCTGAAGTCGGCCCACGACCAGGCATACAACACACGCAAAGAGTTTGCCAAGTACGAGGCCGTGCTTCGCAATACATTCCAAAGCCAGGAGAAAGCAAACGAAGCCATGAAGATGCTTCAGCAGCTGGCGGCCAACACGCCATCGTCGCTCCAGGAGTGGACAGAGGGTTATATCAAGCTTGTGAACCGCGGCCTGCAGCCAACCAGCCAGGAACTGACCAACCTTGGCGACTTAGCCGCTTCGCAAGGCAAGTCGCTGGACCAGTTGATAGAAGCCGTACTCGACGCCATGACAGGAGAAAACGAACGCCTGAAGGAATTCGGCATTAAGGCATCCAAGGAAGGTGAGAAAACTCAGTTCACCTTCCGGGGCGTCACCACCGAGGTCCGAAACTCGGAGGATGCCATCAAAGACTACCTCCTCAGCCTGGGCCGCCTGGAAGGTGTAGCCGGTTCTATGGCCGTACAGATGAACGAACTGGAAGGTATCCAGTCCAACTTGGGTGATACCATGGATGCTTTCTTTAATAAAGTTGGGAAAAAGTTGGAGCCCTTCTGGAAATCAATCTTGAAGGGGGCGAATGGAGTATTTAGTGAACTAAACAAAATGTTCACTTCCTACTCCGAGCAGTACGACAATCATCTCGAGCAAATGGTGAATTTGGAAACGGAGCTACCAAAGCTGCTCGATAAATATGAAGAATTGTCCTCAACCAGCAACTTGTCTGCAGAAAAGCATGAAGAACTACGAAGCGTAATGCGGCAGATAACAGATATGGTTCCAGAAGCTGCTGGCGCATTTAACGACTATGGTGAAGTAATATCCATATCAACAGAAAAAGTGGAAGAGTTTATGGCCACTCAACGTGCTTTACTGTTATATGAAAACAAAAAAGCTATTGAAGAGACCGAACGAGACCTTGAGAAGCTTCGAACAAAACAAAAGCAGCTACAGGCATATCGTGCACAAGGAGGTAAGACGGTCGTTAGATCTCAAGGTCCTTTTGCTCCATCCATTACCTATGTGGATAAATCATCAATCGGTGAGGTTAATAATGAATTGGCAGAAATCGGAAACTTAATCAAGGGATCCGAAGAAAAGCTCAAAAGACTAAGAGGTGAGACGTTGGAAGATGCTGTAAAGCAACATAAGGAGATGCTTCAGCAGCGCGAAACGTTTAACAACATGAACAAACAACAACTTGATGCTTGGATCAAGGATGAGAAGAATGCAGCCAGCCAGTACATGGAAATGGCCAAGGAAGTCTATGAGAAACGATTTCCAGCAGCTACAACAACAAAGACCGACAGTAAATCGAAAGGAAAGGACGAAAAAATCTCCCCTGTTAAAACGCTGTCACCAGAAGAACTTGCCAATATAGACCTGCAGGTCGAATTGGAAGAAGAAAAAGAACTCTACCACAAACAACAGGTAGAACTCAAAGAACTATTTGCATCAGGACGTGATGAGAATCTGCAGTCAGAAGCTGAATACAACGAAGCACTCGAGCAACTTGCTATGATGCATTTAGAACGAATGCTTGATATCGCCGGTCTGGATGCTGATCAGAGAAGAAGCATCGAAGAGCAATTGCTTGAGTTCAAAGTGAAATGCATGCAGGATGAATTAGCAGAAAGAGAAAGACTCGAAAATGAGAAAGTTAGAAATGAAGAGCTAAATGCAAGTAAACAACAAGCGGCATTTCAGAAAAGAGTACAGACTTATCTAAATTATGGTGAACAAGTAGGTAATGCATTAGGTGACATTATATCTGGACAAGAAGATGCTATGGAAGGATTCGCTGATTCCTTAGTAGATATAGTCTTCGATGTATTGACACAAATTATTAATGCAGAGTTGATAAAATTAACAGGAATAGGTCTATCCACTACGGCAGAAGCTACAGCAAAACAAATTGCGTCGAAAGGCTATGCGGGTATCGCGACGGGTGCAGCATTAGCAGCTGTTATCACTGCTGGAATTTCTGCAGCAAAATCTACGCTGAAAGGACTCATTGGTAAACGCAAGGATAGTGGATCTACAACATCAGAATCAAGCAGTACGACTTACCAACGCGTAGCGAAAGGGTTAGAGTCTGGAGGCAGTATTGATATCGTTCGATCGCAAGACGGGAAAAAATTCCCATCAGCAGTTTATGCCCCAGATAAACGAGGATATATAAATCGTCCAACTGTTATTGTAGGTGATGGGCCTGTCGGACAGTCTCGTGAATGGGTGGCAAGCAATGCTGCTGTTAATAATCCTACCGTTGCACCCATACTTGACCTGATAGATCATAGCCAGCAAGCCGGTACAATTCGTACACTGGATCTTAATCAAGCTATCCGATCAAGATTGATAGGTTACTCATCTGGTGGTACTATAACGAACCATCCCATCACAACAATGTCATCCAATAAATCAGATGAAACATCATCACCTGTTTTAGAGCGATTTGTACAAGTAATCGAAAAATTGGAACGCAACGGTATCCCTGCATCAGTTGTACTAACCGAACTCGATCGAAAACAGAAGTTGCGTGACCGGAGCCGTAAACTTGGAAGTAAATGATTGTTGAGCTATGAAGATAACGAATACCAAGACCGGAAGGGCCTATCAGCTGAATCCCGGCACACAGATAGAGATTGAGCGACCGAACCTGTTTTTCAATGAATGGGGAGAGCAGACCACCCCCATCGAGCTGCCGGACACTGATGTCAACCGTGAATTGTGCGGTTATCCCGACATGCTGGGCAATGTGCAGCGTCCACGGGCGGATATCGAATGTACCGTGCAGGATGGGCATTTCAGCCAGCCCGCTCGCCAAGCTATCTTGGGGGCGAAGCGAAAGGATAGCATTACTACGACTCTCTATTTGAATGAAGGATCATTTCTCGCGCAGGTTGATGAGACCCTAGTGAGCGATGTCTTTGGTGAAGAGACCATCCCCGGTGTAACCACCGTCGAGCAGGCGATTGAGTTCTGCCGTCAGTTGGCGAAGAAAACTAGCTCATATCTGGACCGATTCGGAATCTTCCCCGTGCTCCTTGCTTCTGAAGAGACAGATGAGGATGGAAACACAATCTACAAGTGGCTCAACAGATACGGCGAAGAAAGCGAATCCGGCGGATGGAATGAATCGAATTATAATGATCCGTCGAATTTCGATTTCTACAACGCCGTTGATCGTACGGAAAAGTCGGGTGAGGATACAATTGAGCTGTCCGCCGGTTATTATATCAGCCCATTCCTGAAGGCGAATTACCTGCTGAAACGTATCCTTCAGCATTTTGGGTATGAGTTACAGGAGAATTTTTTCTCCCAAACCGCACCATTCCCGGACATGGTATTCATTAACAACTGTTGCGATGCTTTGGTGAACGGAGTTATCCGTTTATCTGACTTGGTACCTGAATGTACCTGCGGTGACATCTTGAACGTGTTCAGAAAGAAATTCTGCTGCGAATTTATCACAGACGAAGCTGCGCGGACAGTGAAAATCGTACTATTCAATGAAGTGATCGACAAAGAAGCATCAGCGAATCTATCAGGGTATCTCACCAGTCATTTGCAGATTGAGCCGCCTGAAGCCTACAAACGTATCACCCTGAAATCGGAGGAAGCCACTGAAGGGGATGTGGAGACCGATAACCCCGACACACTCGAAGGTATGATAGCCACTTATAAGTTTGTCGGTACCAAGGAAGTGAATGGAAGCTACCAGCGAATTGGCTACAAGATTATCTGTCAGCCTGGGCGTGTACGTGTACTTGTTAAGACAATTTGGGATCAGATTTCAGACAGCACCATGGGGTACGATAGTGGTGAGAGTCTGGAGGCAGAAGAAATCACCATACCCGACTGCATACCAGCTCTTCGTAACCCTAATGGAACTATGCCCAATGATCGAAGCAGAGGTCGAGAGGTGTATGTACTCTATATAGGAGGCGGAAAATTCACGAATTCCAACCTGTCTGTCGAGGGCATCGAAACAGAATCCAATGTAGAAGTACAATCGAATGATGAGCCAACCAAAATCATATTAGCTTTTGCCGCTTATGTGAATGGAGTACCCGTAGGTACAACAGCTGCATACGCGCAAGACGATTATAACCAATCGCTCCGACTTGGCGATTATTCTCTTCAATATGTGGGTTTCAACGGCATCTATGAAAAGTTCTGGCGTCGGATGGATGCACTCTATCGGAATTCGCTCCTGCAGGTAACTGCTGAATTGAAGCTACCTGATCATGTGAAGAACAGCCTGCCATCTTGTATGCCTGTTGTCATCAACGGGCAGCGCCTGATGATTGATGTACTTCATTACACATTAGGCGGCCATGATGAGCCAGTTGAATCCACGTTTTTAACGACTCGGAATTACGAGCCGATATCTGTGGCTAAGGATACAGGAGATTATGACATATATCGCAGTAGTGAATATACCTGGTCAGTGCAGACGGCCTATACAGAGATCAGCAAAGAAGAATATGATGCTGCCCCAAAAAAGGGAGCAATAACCATCTATCCGGAAGCGCCGTCGGAAAAGTTCGCCGACGGACAGAAGCACTACATGCGTGTGTCGTATATGCCAGATGTGATGCCTTATCCGCATGTCTATTGCCGAGTGGAAGCGTGGTTGATCTGCACTAAACGATATAATTAACTTGTCCTTTCGGCCGCCGACGAAGTGTGATACCTTCGCTGCAAAACAGATAACTTATGACTATACTTCAACAACCCGATGCGCTGTCACTGTCGATGAACCTGAAGAAGTTCATCATCAGCTCGGATGCGCAGATTTCTTTCGTCCTGAAGAAAGGAACGGAAGAAGTCCTGTCGCAGCGGTATGATCCTGACAGTCAGGGACGCATCGAGATAGATATGCGCGATGTCGTACATGCACAACTTTCTTTCGATTTTCGAGGCAGTGCGGTACGCACTTATGAGCAAGCCAATCTGCACGCCGAGTTCACCGCGGAGATTGACGGGCAAGCGGTCAACTTCCATGCAGTGCGTGGCGGTGTGGACAACCTGGCTGACACGACCACGAACTTTCTGACGCAAAACTGGCTCACCTGGCAGCCGACTGTGAAGCCTGTGACCTATTACACGCCGGAGTTCCTGACCTACTACGCACCGGTCGCCGGTGTCGTGAAGCTGCGCGGATACGTTGTCGGCGACGACGGACAGGTGACATCGCAGAAGGATATCGAGCTATGTAATGTGGAAGCCGAGAAGGCGTACACTATCCCTGTCGAGTATCAGGTAGTCGTCAGTCTGCTGTATCCAGATGGTAAGCCGGGCTACTATGATGTGTGGGTCGAGAACGCCAGCGGTGAACGGTTGACATATATCCAGCGATACTACGCCGATGCCATGCGCTCCATCAGCGAGGACTGGGTACTCTTCGAGAATTCACTAGGCGGTGTAGACTGCTTCAGGGCATACGGCAAGACGAACCTTGAAGCTGATCACACGCATAACCTGGCCGAAGTGGATGAAATGAGCGAAGAGTATCGGGTCGATACGGAGCGGAAGTACGAGAAGAATACCGGGCACCTGAGCAAAGATGAAGCTCGTTGGCTGCTGGACTTCTTTCCGTCACAGAAGAAGTATATCTATGTAGGTAGCTACCTTCGTCAGATTGTCGTCGTGGAGAGCAATGTCACCGGCAACCTGCGTGAGTTACCGACGAACTATACTTTCACTTATAAGTATGCCGATGCCAGGCCCCTGCTTAATCTGCCCCGAACTGACGTTCCGGCTGACATGCTGGACATCACCATCCCTGAAGTAGGAAATTTTACGATACCCCCTCGGCTGGCTGAGGTGCCACGTCTTCCTCTGTCCGAGGGGGATTTGTTTCCTGTCCAAAACCCGTATAGCGAGACCTGGTCCACGACAACTGCCGGAGCTCTCGCAGAAGTAGTCGGGCAGCTGCTGGCCGCTGCCGCCGGAACAGGTGGCGGCGTCGGGCATACGCATAAGAATATAGACCTGCTGAACCTGTTGTCGTATGTCGAAGAGTATCTTCTGGTGAATGGGAAGAAGATTAAGGCAGGTTATGCGGACACAGCTGGTGATATTTCAAGTAATAGGTACATCCGAAAGGACCAACCCGACGGAACCAAATTCCTCCTCACCATCGGCGAGTTCATCGACTCGATGATCGCCGGGAAAGGCATTGGACTATTCCCTGACGGACGTATGCAGGCGGACAGAGTGGAGGTCAGAGGGTCAATGACCGTCAAGGAGCTGCTCTTCAACCGGTGGTTTGCCCAAGAAGGCAATGTTGTGTTCTCCGAAGCGGGTACCATCGAACGTATCGAGAAACTTGATGACGGTACTTGGGATCTGTATCTGCGTCGGCGATGGGAAGAAGACATCACGGCATTTGCCGAAAACGATGTGTCCTATGGCTCCATCAATTCGCTGCTGTCAGACGGTGCCTATTACGACAGCTGGTTCCGCGTACTGAATGTCATGCAGGCAGAGAACAAGTTGAATGTGGTGCTGTATCCAGACGACGAAGTTCCTGGGGGCAAGAATTACGAGCCAGCTGTCGGCATGACCATCACACGACGAGGCAATCCGGTGAATGAAGAGCGACAGGGCTTCTGGTACATATCCAGCTACGAGTTCTGCATCTGTTACCTTGATGGAGTGACGAAACCGATACTTGAGGAATCGAACTATGGCATCATCTTCGGTCGTCTGAAAAGGCTGGAACTGTTCACGAACCTTCCCATCAACTACTTGCACAGCTACGTGTATTGCCGTGGTATTGTCGTACAAGACATTCTTCGCGTCGACTACAAGGGTGTCATCCCGCAACAGGCCAACGACCGTGGCGAATGGAGTACCGAGGTGGCCGCTTCCGATGAACCCTATCAGGCGGCTCATGTCGTAGATACAGGAAGCGGACAGGTGAACCTGTATGATGCGGTCTGGCACTATGGCTGCAAGTGGATGTGTCTGGTTACCGGTACCACCGATGAGCCCAGATATGGATGCGTAGGCTGGGCAATGATTGAAGGCAATCCGGCCTTCACCATCGAGATAGACAGCAGCAACGGCTGGTACTTCGACTACGAGGCCATATCAGTGACCGACGAAGCGGGTCAGCCGGTCGTGTTCACAACCCTGCAGGTGGTCGGTACTCTGTACAATCAGGACGTGACCGCCGACATACTTGATGCAGATGTGAGCTGGACGCGCGACACGGGAGATGTAGCCGAAGACAACGCCTGGGCGGTGAAGCGGGCGGATGCCGGCAAGCAGCTGACGCTGACGCTCGACGACCTGGGCACCAACTACCAAAGCCGGACAAGCTGTAAGTTCAAGGCCACTGCCTTGCTGCGTGATGGCAAGCAAGTGGAGATAGCAGAAAATTATGTGACATTCTAACTGATACAATATGGACTTAGCAAAAAAACAACGGAAAATCGAGGTGAACTACAAGCCCCTGAAGACCTCCGCCAGCATGGAAGTGGTCGGCAGCGTGGCCGACCGGCAGTTCTACAACGCCGTCACAGGAGAGTTCGCCCCCGACTATACGCTGACGCCATTGACACTCTTCCCGAGGTGTACGGCGACCGACCCGGACAATTACACCAAGTCAGGTACCATCAATTCGGCACTGACGAACATCCGATGGTACGAGAACCTGCGCGGTACCCGAAAGGAAATAACCAGTGGCAACACGGACTACACCATCGTCACCAGCGGCGACAACAAGGGGCAGATATCGGTCAAGAAGAACTCTTCGGTACTGACACCTATCACGCTGGAGTTCTCGGCCGATTACGAAGACACACGGACAAAGCAGGTATTCCAGTTTAATCTGACGGCTGTCATCATCGTGTCCGACGCAACCGACGCGCAGCCTGTGCTGACAATCGACTCAGCGGCGACCGTGGACTGGAATCCTGTCCGCGACGTTCTCCAGCAGACCATAACCGCCAAGCTGATGGCCGGAGACACCGATGTAACGGCCAAGGCCGGTGCCACCTTTTTCTGGTATAGGAAGCTCGACAACGGCAATCTTGAGCAGATTGTTGACGGCAACGGTGACAACGACTGGGAAGTGGTCTCGGTGAACAAGAATGTGCTGGTCATTGACCGCGACTTCATCGGAGAGCTGCAAACCTATGTGTGCCGGGCACATTACAACACTGGAGGAACACAAGCATCTGCTCCGGTGTCAGCAGACCCCACGGTAACGACCACCATCCGGCGCCGCATCCCCAAAGTGGAATGTGACTGGAAGGGTGTCACCTGCGGAGTACCTGGCGGAACGATGTATATCCTGCCCATCGGTTTCATCCGTGACAGCATGGGCGTGATCCCCAACCCGGAAGAGTGGTTCAAGTTCGTGTGGTACACCAAAGCGGCCGGAGCGGCATCGTTCACCCGTGCGGCCATCGGCATCCAGCCGAAGGTACCATTCGCCGACGGCATGATGCTTGAGCTTCGTGTCGAGGACAAAGGGCCGCAGGCACTGGTGGTGGATGACGATGACACGAATGTATTTATCACGCTGGACGACGATACACCGCTCTACCAGCGTATGTACGAAGAGACTTATTAATCTAAGAAAGGAGGCAATAATGGCATTCTATGTAAAAGTGACAAAAGAAGTGGCCGATTATCTCGGTGTGACAGATATCCGCAACAAAACGGCGGACGGGAATGTGCTGCTGTGGCAGGCGGATCTGAACCGCATACCGGGCGAAACTATTTTTGAGCGTGCTCAATCAGTCGGAGGTGTATGCCTGCAGCCTATACAGGCGAAGGCTGAAATTGACGGTACCGACACACCGGCAGAAGTCTATACGCCGGATCAGTACAAACCTGCAGCAGAGCAGTTACCTGCCGGTGAAGAAGAGGAAGGAGGTGCCGTATGAGTCTGGCAACCGCAGTCGGTCAGGTCATCTTCTCACAAAAGTCAGGCGTGTACATGCCGGCCATCATGTGCAATAAAGGTGACCTGTATCAGGAATACAATGGAGACAGCAGTAATCCGGTAGATATCTCGCCGGACTTCACGACCCTTCAGCCGATTCTTTCATTCGTACTAACCTCGAGCCGTGTGGCCGAAGGGCTGGTGGTGCCCTCGTCGATGAAGTGGTATTTCAACGATACGGAGCTGACGTTTGGGAGCAACAAGATATCGACGAACAGCTTCAGCGGAGAGACCGGTCACTTCGAGTTCATCAACTATCAGGCAGGCGTGCAGAACTACTATGCGCTGCGCATCAAGAAGAACCTGGTCAAGGCAGCCGGAGCAGCTCCCTGTACCATCAAGGGAGAGGCGACCGTGGCTGTCGGCAACACGTCAGACAAGATACAGTACGTGTACACCATCCCCATCACCTACGGTGTTGGCAACTCCAAGCGGGTGACCATACAGGCAGGTGACAACAAGTACTTCACCCTGACGACACAGGGCGACAGCTGTAAGTTGAAGGCGGTGGCCCGTGTCGGTTCGGATGAAATCACTTCCGGCTTGACATACAAATGGTACAAGTTGTCCAACGGTGCCTGGAGCGTTATCAGTGGACAGACCGGGCAGACATTGACGGTCACAACAGACATGGTAGACACTTCGGGTCAGTTCAAGGCCGAAGTCTATCAGAGCGGAGTGATGATCGGTATGGACGTGCAGACAGTGATGGATGTGTCCGACCCGCTGGACATCATTCTCAACCCGGTACCGGAGGATGAAACCATACGTAATGAAGAGGACACAGTGGTTTATACGCCAACCCTTGTCAAGCGTGGCAGCACAACGAAGTACAAGGACATGCGCTTCTACTTCACATTCATGGACTCGGCCGGTGTGGTGCTCAACCCGTCCACAGCCAACACAGCTGCAGCCAGCGGTACCTGTACGTATGAAATGTGCGATCAGGCGGGCGGTAATGTATCAGTTGTTATCACAACGGAGGAATGACAATGACACTGGCAGCGAAAACAACAGAAGTAAAGTTCGTGCAGAAACAGCCACAGGTGCTTATGTATCCAACTGACGTGTATAGCGACACTGTGACGTATATACGTACAGAGAGGAGTACCCCGATGGTTCCATGTGACGGGCAATATTACACGCTTGTTAAGGTGGGTTCTTTCCGTGGAATAAATCCGAAGACCGATTATGCGGCTAACGGGGGGGAAGGAACCTGGGACTTGCTCGACCAAGCTGAATTTGCATTCTTCAAAATCATTATGGCAAATTTCGCAAAGCTGGCAAGCGCTGTATTCTATGAAAGATACATGTTCAGCCAGTATGGTAAGAATGCAAGTGGAGGTTCGACCAATTCCTATGAGAATTTCGATCCCAGCAAGTTAGGTCAAGATGGATGTCCGTTTACGCCTAACATCCTATTCGATTTCTTAAACGGGACTGCTATTTTGAACGACATGATAGCCAAAGGTGATATATATGCCAGGTCATTGTTTTTGCAGATGAGCACCAATGTATCGACAGCGCTAGAGAATGGTTCCATACGAATCGGAGCCAATATCGGAAAACTACCAGCCCTAAAACAGGGTGAATGTAGAAGAATCGATTGGTGTATTCCGATGATGAATAGGGTTATAATATCCGTGACACTACTCACTGAATCCAGTACTGTATTCATTGCGCCGAATGGTAGCGTACTCAATGCGGTGAACTCATACTCAATCAGCGATGTGAATGGTAAAGCTTATCAGCTTATCGGATACAGAAGTGCCAACGAGGTAAACACTATTTGGATGATTTTTTCAATGAATGAATGATTAACTAATAAAAACAATAAATTATGATACAAAAGAAAAAATTCAGCGACGCCATTGCGGCTAATATATCAGTTGTGGGAGGACTGCTACCTGTGGCAAATAATACCAAAAATGGGCTCGCTATTAAAGGAACTATGAATATGGCTATCAGTTTAAACTCATCTACAGAAAGAAGGTTCAAGCCAAATTATGGATTGATATTTGTCGGCTCGGTGTATTATGCAGTTGGTTGTGTTTTCTTATTTTCAAATAGTATTATAAAAATAGCAGGGATTGGAATTGATTATTTTTCAACCTCAGACGAACCAGACAAAATATGTCTTATTTATAAGGATAATGAAATTATTTTGAAAGACAATAAAAATACATCAGACCTGTTGAGACCATTCAACATATCCTTCTTACAAGGATTATCGGATTAATTTTTAGGTGAAAAATTTCCTCCCACCCGTGACAAAAGTCAGACAATCTGTCCGGTAACTTCTACGGGTGGGAGGACTGGTAGCCAATACTATTATGCCTGGTTACGACCTAAATACAGTATGGGCTAATAACTTAAAATACGCAACTATAAAGAATTTGGGACTGATAGCTGGTGACGGGGAGAAAAGTGTATTATTGGTATGCGAATATAATCCTGAAAAAATGGAAGAATATCGCGGAGTTATGGGGAGATTCTTCGGGGTAAGAGGAGGAAGTATAGCTATGAATGTAAGTCTGTTATTTGACGTTGTTTGTACATACGCATATAACGGAGGAAAATTTTACTGTTCTAACAGCGACTTGAAATGCGGGAGATGCACATATAATAGCGCCCACTATATCGCTGTTCAATTAGGTAGTAATCCAATGCATGATGTACTGTTCAGTGGGATCTATTCAAAGGACTGCGTTTTCCTGCAGGTACTTGAGAGTAATATTCTATGGATTGATTAAGGAGGCTTCTCAGCCTCCTATGATTGAATAAGTATTTCCGTGAAATTTGAGATGTTGTAATCTGGCACCACGGTAAAATCAGGTTCGCCCATAAGCATTTCTTCAACATGAATAGAAAAAAAATGATAAGTATCACCACAATAAGCATATAAATTAGTAGCATCTTTGTAGAATTTAATATTGCTGTGTGAGCCATGCTCTCTTATAATGTTTATTGTCGCTTCATACTCTTTCGAAGACCAAGAATTTACATAAATATTAAATAAAGAATTAGTCTGAACTTCTTCACTTCGTCCAAAAAGTAGTGATATTCTTCCTGAAAATCCACCTTTTGATATCTTGCAAATCTTGATTAACAAACTTGAATTATTTGAATTCTCATAGAAATGCGAATACTTTTTATTGGCTAATCCGTTATTTTCTGGAGAAACAATAGGAAGCAGTTCTCCCACCCGTACCGGAACTATGACAATTTGTAGGCTCATTTCCACGGGTGGGAGGACTGATCGGCCCAGCCACATCTGATAAGGATGGATTAATGACCAGCTTAACAATGTCGAATAACATTATATACCAAGCATCACAGTACAGGTTATGGCTATTATATGATGTTAAAGATACATATATGATTAAGGGTGCTGAAATTGTGTATATGGGACCTAATGCAACTGGAGAAGTCATCATATCTTCATACAACGATGGTGGCACGATAAAACATTCAACGACTAAATCCGGAGATATATCTCCGATGAAGCTTTATGAGAGGGATGGTAAAGTATATCTATACTCGAACCAGACCGGATCATACACTAAGGTATTTATACGAACCTGCGACAACATAGAGCAGGTAGGCTCTGGCCAACAGGATATGGCTGGTTATAATCAGATAAATATTTAGGAGGCTTCTCAGCCTCCTAACCCTGGTATAAAACAATTGCAGAATAATTTACAGCAATAATACCTCCCGTAGAATTTTTCGCAAACCAACTGCCCCCTTCTTCTTTTTTGTATATTGTGATGTATTCTCCTTCATTGAAATAGGAAATTCGACTATATTGTACTAATACATTCCCAGCATTATTATTTTGCAACAATGCCATTGATAAATTATGAGTTTCCGAAGGTAATTGAACTACAAATATGCCTGCTAAAAAACCAAGTTCAATTTCTCCGTTAGCTGGTACTTGAATTCTTTTAAATGAAAAGAGCAGTCCTCCCACCCGGACAAAACATGACAGACTTTGTCGTGAAAGATCGGTTGATAGGATTTACAAGGGTGTTATTGTAAAATTTCGCCAGATACTCCAATTTTTCCCTTCATGTTTACCTCTAATTTTCACTCCTGATATTCCATTAGTGAGATCCTGAGCGTTACTCGTATTTATTTGAAGTATCGTGTTGTTTGACAACTTGAAAACAATAAGATAAGAATACGAATTGGCATTCAGTATATTTTCACCTAAATAATAAGAACCTGAATCTAAAATTTCGTCTGCATCTGTACTATATAAATATCCATTATCAAATATTGTAGGCTTAGCAAGTCCTCCCACGATGCCATCCGGAAGCTCCATTCCTCACCTTTTAATACCTTTGCCACTAAACTACACAACTATGCAGAAAATACGATATCGCCTTGTGTACAACCGCAAGAACCAGCTAAACCACCAAGGCACCGCCCTTGTACAGGTGGAAGCTAAGCTGAACCAGCGTAATATCTACCTGACGACTAACATTTACCTCCAGCCGGAGCACTGGGACAAGTCTACGGCCCAAGTAGTCAACCACCCACAGGCCATCGAGCTCAATGCGCTTCTCTTCGAGTTCATCATCCACCTGCAGGCCCTCGAGGTCATCGACCGCTATCCATCCGTCGAAGAGTTGGCCGCAATCCCAAGCAACTGCGAAACCAACAAATTGCTGGCTGAGGTTGGCAAGTTAGCAGGCGTGAAGAAGCACTTTACTTATCACACGGCCCGTCACACATGTGCGACCCTGTTGGTGCATCAAGGTGTAGCAATTACCACGGTGCAGAAGGTGCTTGGCCATACGTCGGTCAAAACGACGCAGATATACTCCGAGGTGCTTTCCGACACCATTGTTAGAGATCTGAAGAGTATCAGAAAACGTAAGCGTTTGTAGGTGTTTTTCTTTTCGGATACGAAAAGCGGTACATTCCTGGTATATTTCTATGGAATATACCTACAATCTACCCACTGACAAGCGATGTCAGTGGAATGCCGGTGTGTCCTTTTATCTACGAGCACTGTCCATGTATCTTTGTGTTGGTTTAATTTTTAAATTTTAAGAGCATGGAAATTGTATTGATTTTACTATCTATTTTATGCATTGCATCCTATACGACTGCGGTGTGTATCAAATTCGGAGGTGTTCCAGCCTCCATCAGTGCCACCTTCTATAGTTTACAACACAAAGTTTGGTTTGGAGCAACCATGTGGTTGACGGCAGGACTGCTCATGCCGGCTATCCTTGAAGTGACCCCTGACTGCTACCAGTTCACGGCTTTCTTAGCATGTGTAGGAATGTTTATGGTTGGCGTAGCTCCTAACTTCCGTGAAGGCATAGACAAAAAGGTTCACACGACAGGAGCGGTTTTGTGCATTCTGTTCTCTCAGGTATGGGTACTGCTTACTTGTCCTTGGATGATGCTTGTATGGGTCGCTTATTTGATTTACACAGCATTGATGATGATGAAAAACTGGAAAGGGAACTTCATCTCGGCATTCCTGCTGACGAAGCCGATGTTCTGGGTGGAGATAACGGCGCTGTTAGCCACATATGTAACACTATTCATCTTATTATAGCATGGAAGAATACCTGAAATTCATTGTGCAGGATATCCGCGGAGGTATTACTATCATTTTTATCTGTTCCATCTTAATTTGCATTGCCTGCCTGATGGACATGTGGACAGGCATAGATGCTGCCAGAGCCAACAAGGAGAAGATCCGGAGCAAACCGCTTCGCAAGACAGGCATGAAGATTGTTGACTACTTCAGGCTGATAATCATCTTCGTGTTAATTGACATCCTTGGGCTGTGCTTCCCGTGGTACAATCTACCTTACGGTGCCATAATCGGCACGGCGGGAGTCTTATTTGTCGAAGGCTTTTCTGTGGTCGAGAACCTTCGCCGGAAACGTAGTCATGCTGCAGAAGTGGCCGATGTGGCTGCCAAGATTGTGAAGTGCCTCACAACCGAGGATGCCGAGAAGATTATCAAGATGATCAAGGAGGAGAAAAAATAAGGAGCGCACCTCCCGGTGAACTCCTTAAACGAAAACCTTATGGTTTCTATTTCTAATACTATGAAAAACACGCACGAATTTAATCAAAATAAATGAATTATGAAATACTTTACCATTGCAGAATTATGCAAGTCTGATACCGCTGACAGAAAAGGTATCGACAACCGTTGCAAGAAGGAACATGTGGCCAACCTAACGGCTTTAGTAGATAATGTGCTTGACCCATTAAGAGAGGCTTACGGAAAGCCTATCACGATCAACAGCGGTTTCCGTTCTCCAGCCCTCAATAAGGCCGTAGGTGGTTCTGCCACCAGTGACCACATGCAGGGTCGGGCCGCGGATATCACCGGCGGAAGCCCGACGGAGAATAAGAAGCTGTTCAACCTGGTGCAGTCGCTGTGCCTACCTTTTGACCAGCTCATTGACGAAAAGAACTTCGCTTGGGTGCATGTCAGCTATCGTGGACCGAAAGAAAATCGAAAGCAGGTATTGAAGCTATGAAATGGTTGCCATGGATATTAGTTATCCTCTTGTCAGTAGCCTTGTTTTTCTCTTGGCTTCATCCAAAAGGGAAGCAGGATACTGATCTTGTCATTGATACCGTGACATTGATTGATACGGTTCGTGATACGGTTCCAAAATCTGTATTGGTTCGTTTCGACCACTGGGATACCTTATACTTTCCACTATTAATCGATAGTGGTTTAGTAGATAGTATTCCTCTCACAATCCCGATTGAGAAGAAAGAGTATCGAACCGAGGACTATCACGCCGTAATCAGCGGCTACAAACCTGAACTGGAGCTAATGGAAGTATTCAGGAAAACTCAGACGATTACATTGAAACCTAAATCTAAACGGTGGGGGCTGGGCATACAGGCTGGGACGGGCTATCCCGTAGGATGGTACGTGGGAGTTGGAGTAAGCTACGACTTGTGGCAATGGTAAATATTTGCTATCTTCGCCATGCAATAACAGAGGTTATGGCTTAGAACTAACAAATGTGTCCTCGGCTGCCGGAAGGTGGTCGGGGATTTTTTATCAACAATCAAAAATAAATATGATTTCATTTTGATTATTAGAATATAACCTTTATCTTTGCAGTACAATAATCAATTAAATCGTGAGACACACGTAAAACTGTAACAAGATTATGAAATCAATAAAATCTATTGAGAAAAGATTATCTGCAACGAGAAGAATGTATGTAGAAGTGCTCTCATTTAAGATGGCACGTATCTTTCATGATATATATGGAGATAATGATTATATGGATGCTTATAATGAAGCACTGTACAATCTTTACAAGACGGCGCTCATCTCAAAGAAAGATGATTGGAAATATAATTGCGAAGAGTTTGTATTGAATTTAACAAGATGAAAATAACAAAACCTATAAAAATAGGACCTGCAATGTGGGTGCATCGATGCCCGCTTTGCGGATCCGTATTAACATCAGCCCCAGAACCAGATTTGTTGCCTACGTCTTCTGTTTGTTCGTGTGATAAAAATGGGAATAAACAGGATGTGTATGAATTGTTTGAACAAGACGGAAATACGATGATCCGTAGGAATACACCACCCCGTTTTATCGGTCGAGTCGTATTCAACAAGGATACGGACATCGAGGTCACGGATGTGTTAGATAATGCCAGCCCATTAGAATTGGCTAAGGCTATGCGCAAGGCTGGCGAGTTTTTAACTAAGAAATCACGACGATGATCAATCAGGAGCAGAAAGAAGAATGCATAAGGTTATATCGAGAAGGAATATTGACAATCAAGGGTATAATGTCCAAGACTGGCATACGATCTGAACAGACTATATACCGTATTTTAAATGCAGCTGGCGTACCACGCCGACCGGTCAGGCCGACTGAATGGCGGACAACCATATCCTTCGACTCGCAGACATATAATATCATTGAAAATTTGAAACCCAAAAATGTTTCAGAATGGATTTGTAACTTGATCAAGGAAAAATTTAGTCAATATGAAACCAAATGAATACGATTATTCAGAAAATGCAGTTCAGGCTATAATGGACTGGGCGGAGTCTACTAAACTACCTAAAGAAGTGATGCTGAGTGAGGCGGAACATGTGTACGATACGTCTATATATGTGCGTGCAAATATTAACGACATTAAGGCTCATTATCCTGATCCATTTTACAACCCATCAATCGACAGACTATATCGTTTAAAAGAAATCGTAGAGGCGACCGAATAGGTCGCCTCTATTATTAATAAAACACATTAGAAAAATCATATATCCGGAAAGTGATTCTTTATCTTATCACTCTTCACCGCAAAATTCTTACGGAGGTAATGCTCTGTTGTATCAATGGATTTATGACGGAAGTGACGCTGGAGTTCCCAAGTGTCAATGCCTGCATTCACTAAAGCGACACCACCCGTGTACTTGAAACTATATAGCTTATAATCCGGAGAAAGCCCAAGTTTATCGCGCAACAGATTGAAGTGGCAACGGAAGTAGTTCTTCCCGAGCGGTCTGTCTCCAGGTCTTCCGGAAGCAGAAAACAGATACAGCCCTCTTTCAGCATTGGCATACCCTTCTTTTTTCAACTGCCTGACTAACTGTGTGGGCATGACAACCGTCTCCCCTTCCCTGTTCTTACTCACATCCTTCGGCACACGGATGGTCTCACCGTCGAAATCGAGGTCGCCAACCTTCAGAAGCCTACATTCACCCGGGCGAATTGCACAATAATATTGCAGCAGGCAGACAATCCATAGTTGGCGATCATACTTACGCATAGCCGCCATCAGCAAGCGACGGTCGTCGTCGGGGATAGGTTTGGCAGCTTCGTCCACCACCTTCCCCAGTTTGGGTATGGCAACTACCGGATTGGCTTCAATGCAGCCCAAATCTTTCATCAGGTAGTCAAAAAAGGCATGCAGGATCTGCGCATACTTCTGCATAGTCAACCTGCTCAATCCGTTCCCCGTAGCGATAGTACGAAGAAAATCCTGAATGTGACTGGTCGTAACTCTCGACACATGCAGCTGATCGACGCCGTTGCGTTCGGACCATTCACAAAAAATGCGCATCTTCGACTGATAGGTCTGAAACGACTTCTTGCTGACACTGGCCTTCTTCAGTTCCAAGAAATCAGAAAGATGCTTTCGGATATTAATCACACCCTCACGCTCATTTCCCCAACGCTTCGCAACATTGTTCATCAGGATGTTGTCAGCGTATGTACTTTTCTTCTCGGCAAATGGAGACCATCCTGAAGCTATTTTCCGGCTAAGTTCCTGGATAATCCTTTCCCCGTGCCTATATCTTTCTTCGGATGATTCCAACTTGGAAAAACCACTATACTCTCTGAAACGTTTCATCTCATTCGTATAAGGATCACGCAACGAATATTCGACAAACCAATTCTTACTCATATCACCGCCTGCATCTACCAGGTGCGGCAACACAACAACTGCTTTTTTCCTTCCCATGTTTTCTGTTTTTTTATCTGATTAGTGATTGACGATTTATGAGCCAGACAAAAACAGACAATTATATATGAAAAATAAACAGCTATCAAATAATAAAACCGCTGAAAATCAGCGGTTTTTACATCTAAGTGGAGCTGGAGGGAGTCTCTCGAACCTTTTTATAAAATATCATAATCTATCAAACATCAGATTATTAAATAGTTATATTTAGCTATCATCTATCTAAA